TCGGCCCATGCGGTGATTTTCGCCCTGAGTTCTTTCCGGGTGTAGTGGGGGATATCCAGCTCATTAAACGCCTCGGTTGCCGATGAGTATATTCTGAGGTTCAGCCCCGCGATGATCTCCACCGCCTGTCTATTGGCATCCTCAAGCCGGGTGTGGGGGCAATTCTCGCAGTCAAACTTGTTCGTGTTTAACTCGTTGCCGGGACCACAAAGAGCTTCGCAAGGGTCGATCTTTACGCCAAAGCGTTCCCTTGCGAAGCATCGGAGTTTTTTATTTCACCGTCCAACTGCTTCTGCCGAAAGGTGCTGATCTCGGTGACTGAATCCAGAATCTTCTTCTTGAATCCAGATACTTCCTCAAACATGAACAGGATTGTGTCCTCATCCGGTCCATATTCCTCATCGAGATTCGCCCCGGCAGGCTCTTCGTAATTCGTCAGAGCCAAAAGCGTCCGCAGTGTGCAACCCCGCAACTCAGTAATCTTCTTGGCAAGTGCCTTCTCAAAACCCCGCTCGTCAAACTCTTGCGGGGCTTCGCCAGGAAGTAGCGAATCCGGGTCAATCCTGAATTGCTCCCGCAGGCTCATCATCTCGGGAAAATCCATGTATTCGATCTGAATCCTCATCCCCTGGAATTGTACCCACGTCTTGAGCGGTGTTTTCTTTTTCAGCTTGTCGCGCAGTCCCATTGTCGTCTCCTTGTTATGGTTTAGCTGTTGGCCGTGAAACTCGGAGAACCGAGTACCTCAAAGCCGATTTTCTCCTTGACCACATTCCCGACATCGGCCCCGTCAACACTGAACCCTGTGAATGTCACCCAAGCTCGCCAGTGGTCGCCGGTCTGGTCCGCGTCGGGGTCGTAGTTGAACAGCTCCAGATAGTGATATTTTTGCGTGCCGTCGGCATTGTCCAGAAAGTCATCCCAGAATGAATCAACGCCGATATAATAAAGCTCCGCACTCCCCTTGGCGTTGCCCTGCCCCGGGATATATTCTTTCCATTTCTGGCCGCATCGGGATATCTCTGCCAAATCCAAACCGGGGACAAACTCCCACCCGTAGAGGTATCCCTGAAGCTCTAGCCCAGACCGAACGATGAACCCGTTGTTGCCATCCACATCCACATTCCCGACATTGCCGGTAAAGGTCGCCTGCCCCCGGGTGTAATCAAGAATCAGGACGGTTTCGCTGCCATCGTCCGTAAATGTAGGGGGGGAGTTGGGATTCAAGATCCGGTAAGCCGCGGCGGTCACCTGGGCATCCGCGCCGCTTTCGGTAGTTGCTTCATCCTTGAAGTTCCCGATGGTCCACTGGTCATTCGTGGTGTGCCCCGTGGTAGCAGCGAAAGTGATGGTCTGGCTATTATCGAGGGTCTGAGCGGCCCCGGTAATGCTGACGGTTGTGGTCCAGCCCCCGCCCGTATTGCGCCACTTAAAGGTATCGGGAGTGCCGGTGCCGTCTATTACAACCTCATAATACATTGACGAGGCGCCAGCAAACCCGGTTCCCCATGTTAGGTCATTAAGACCGTTTCCCTTGAACCCGTTGGGGCGAAGGCGGTAGATAGCCGCAAATTTGCCGTGGGTTGGTGTTGATGGACTCGCCATGCTTCACCCCCTTACTGGCTGTCAGACACAGACCATGCGCCGTCCAGTTGGAAATCAAAGGCAATCGTAACCACGTCACCGACGCCGGCAGAAACCACCATGCTCGTTACATACAGGTTCCCACTCCAACCCTCTGTGGAACCGTCGATAAGAAATTTCATATCGGTCAGCTTCGTCCCGGGTGTCGCCGTCACCAGATTGTCATGGAGGGCTTTTTGTTCAGTGTTGCCCAACACGCAGGACCCTCGGAGAGACCCGGTGCCGCCAGCTTGACCCGGAGTACCTTCTTTCCAACTTTGGCCCTGCCTTGAATGGTCAGCCATATCCAAATTAAAGTTCAGACTCCACTCGCCAACATAATCAATGGCGGTGTCATTCTTTTCTGCCCGCGCTGTCTTTCCGTGGGTTGGGGTGCTTGTATAAGCCATTTCCCTTTACCTCCGTGTGTAGTACCTTCCCCTCTAGGTCCAGCACTGACACCGTTGAAAATTCACAGTCTATGCAATCGGGCTGAACGTCCTTGAAAATCTTGCTTGGACAGGTTGCCCGCGTCTTCTTACACTCGATTTTTATGATTCCCTGGTAGGTTTTCATCGCTATTCCTATGCAAAAACGTCCGTCCCCTGGTAGTAGTCCTCAATGATCTCAAAGCCCATATAGGATCTAAAATATGGGTATGGTTCACTGTCCTCAAAGGCTATGTCTACCTTCCGCACAGCATCCGCGCTAAGCTGGCCGGTCACCGCCGTAACCACTGCCGTTTCAACCAGTTTTCGGAATTGCTCATTGTGGATTACGCCCGTTAATGCGGTGATGTTCGATTTCCCCGAAACCGCAGTGGTGCCTTCTTTGTAAATCTCGGTGATAATCCCTATCGTGTGAGATTTGCTTTCAAGGTCATACCCAACGTGCTTGTCGTCCATGAACAGATAAGCATATGGAGTGTCGCCGCTGTCTGGGGGGTCTTGATCGTCCAACCCGGCAAACACTTTATGATCCCGGGTATAGTTGGTCTGACACCACGCCTTTGTAGCCGTGTCGTCCGCTACACCATCCCGAATCGCGTTGTATAGGGTCAGTATATTCATGCCATCAGCGCCCTGTATCTTGCCTTGACATCATGGGTGATGGTGTGGCTATGGGCCTCCCAAAACGGATCAATGATTGGCCTTGCGGGAACCTCAAAGTATTTCGTGGCTTTTCGGATAAAGAAGAACTTCCTGAACTTGCTTCTCATGGGTAAGGTCTTTCCGAGAACCGCGAAATACCGCCGCCGCTTTTCGCTGATTTGCGACTTAAACCCCTGTTGGTGCAGCTTCGCCAGGTTGATGTAGACATTGCTGCCCCTGCCGCCCTTCTTGACGAATCCCGCCTCTATCGTTGCTCCCCCTTGCCTGGGGGTCATATATGCACTGACATGCTTTGCTAACCGATTAAGGGGCTTGCCCCGCTTTCTTTTCAAGCCGGATTGAATAACATCGAAAAGCCCGATATTGCTGAGTTTGGGATAGGTGGCTCCCCCGGGTGCGCCCTGTCTCATTTCCTTCTTGAGCAGCTTGACCTTATCCTTGGCAACATCCCACGCGGCTTTCTTGCTCAGTCGAACCCGCTTCTTGTCGATGTATTCAAGCTGCCGCTTTGCTCTCAGGGCGTCGCGCTCAAAGCCTTTTAGGTTCACGATCATCGGGGCACCGCCTTTTCGTTTCTAACCACCTTGCAAACCCACTCGGCCCCAAAATCCTTCATGGTCCGCTTTTCCTTGACGCCATCCCTCACGACATACCAAGTCTGCGTGGTGTTGGCCCCGTCCGTGGTGGCAAACGTGGCCCGATATGTGGGCCTGGCTGCAACCTGAGACTGCCTGACGCTGATCTCCGCATCGGCCCGAACAGACCCGAACTCCGAGTCCTGGGCATCAAATTCCTCGTCAATGATAACGGTCACAGAAGCCCCCTGCCCCCCGACTGCCGTGTAGGTGGCCGAAATCCCAAAAAACGTGTAATCGTTATCGATCAGTGCCATAGTAAAAGAATGGGCACCCAAACGGGGTAAGGAGACCGTGCCCGGCGAAAAACCCCCGAATGAACGCCCATGAATGCTTTAGATTTCTCCTTAACGCTCGTTATAAATGAACACCAGGACCGTCCCGGTGGCAGAGTTTACAGACTGATTCGTAATGTTAAGGGTCAATGTGCCACTCACAAAACGACTTCCCAAACCTGACCCAACCTTGGGGATTTCCTGCTCGGATGCCGTTGCGCTTCGGTCGGCCAGTTTCCCCCCCATGATGTCAACCCCGTCTGCATCGGTCAGGGTGATGTCATAAGATGGTGTGGGTGCCGTTGAACCTGGATTGGTAACGACCAGAAACACAAAGCCGTCTATGTTCGACTCACTGGCGGTGGCCGTCACTGCTCCGCCACTGGCGTCACCCGTCCATGAGAACGTCAAAACAGACACATCCTCATTAACCGAGGTCCAGCTTTGGGTGACGCTCCCTGCCGCCCACACCAACGAAGGTATGAGCAACAGGGAGAGAATTAGGATTATCTTCTTCATGCCACCCCCTTACAGGCTAGTGTTCAAGCTGGTCTGCACCCAACTTGAGCCATCCCAGAAATAGGTTGCGTTCTCGCCTTGCTTATCAAAGGTGGCAGCGGCACAGTTTGTGCAAGTTGTGTCGCCGTAGTTGATGGAAATGGTATCGTCCGCATCTACACCCGTTCCGGCACTCAGCGTTACCCACTGGCCGGCAGCTTCGCCGTCCTGTAGGTCAATGGTGTCATTGTCAGCGTCATTGTCGCCGTTGATAAGCACAATGCTTGAGGTCAGGGGGTCGGTGATATTGGCTTCCGTGGTGACGGTTTCAGTCATCGGGGTATTGACAAGATATCCGGCAAGAGTAATATCGCCGGAAGTGGTCACATCTCCGTCAGCCGCAACATCGAAATTTGTGTAGTTAATCAAGCCCGTGGTGCCCACAATGTCATTGGCACCGACAGAAAGGGCTGTCCCAATATCGGCATCACTGGCATCAATGCCCGTAATAGACGCAGACGGCGACAGGGTGATCATGGTCCCGCCGTCGTCATTTGCCAGGGTAATCGCACCATCCGCACTGACATCAAAATCCGTGAAGTCAAATGCTCCGGTGGTGCCGATGATATTGTTGTCTCCAACGCTCAGAGCGTTAGTGTAGTCAGTGTCCGTTATGAGGATGCCGGTGGTCGCCGCCGCCCCGGGTGCCAATACGATGGTATTTGTCGGACTCCCCTGGGGTTTGACGGTTATCACTGCATCATCATCGATGTTTAGGACCTCTGTGCCCGACCGGGTAGCACTCAGAAGGTCAGGGTCGGTATCGGCCATAACCAACTCAAGCAGGGTGCCATCCGTAGGGTTCCCGGTCTTCTGTTCCAACTTCATCCCTGATACATTGGCGAAGTTGCCCGTGAACTCTAAAGTGAACATATCCGCCGTGCCGCCAAAATCCCATGTGGTAGTGTAGGTGGTCATGTCCAAAGACTCGTGGGCGTCTGGAACGGTCAGGTCGTCCCAAGCAGTTCCCGAGGACAGAAGGTTGGTCGCACTCCCCGCATCATCCTTGAAATACAACCCGTTGTTATAGGTATAGAGCCGCCCGGCAGTAGTGTCCGGGGAGCCGGGTGCGCTCGAAAGCTCGGGAATATCGATAAAGCCTTTCAGCAGGATATTCTGAAAGTTCCCATCGTAATACGTCGCACCCACGGGAATCGCCAGCAGCAACCCCATAAGTGCAAACAAGAATAATCGCTTTTTCATTTTGCTACCTCCGTTTTGGCCGCATGATTAGGAAACGGCCGCATCAATCAGGTATGCAACGTCTGAACACACAGCCACTTCGTCGTAAGAGGTTTCGACCTCAATCGATTCGCCGCCGCCGCCTTTCGCCTCGTCCCGGTAGGTCCGAACTTGATACAGGGCATCCGTGGAAAGCTGACGATACCGAAACGACTTCCAGGCACTCACACCGTCCAAACTCGGCTGATCTTCGACATAAGCCAGGACAACATCCTTACCCCAAACATAGGAATAAGATGCGGTCTGAGCCTTGTTTGAGGAGTTGTACTTGGCATCACCAACGATGAGCTTGTCTACCTCAAACAGCTCTGCAACGAGTTCCCGTGTAACCATTGCAGGGCTTGCGTTGGTGCTGCCACCGCTGATCCTGTCAAGAATCTGTGGATGGTGTTTCAGTTTCAGCCACACCTCCGGACCCATCAAACAGACGTTCGGGGGCATAAAGCAAGCCGCCCGGCCCGTCTCGATATTGGCAAGGGGGTCGCTCGTAGAATAGGAATCCCACTGATCCCCACCGGATAGGGTGGCCTTGTAGCTGTTGCCGTAGTTACCCGCCGTGGTGGTCAGTGTGGAAATCACCCGCTCATACGACAAAAGCAGCAGATCCGTCAGGAACTCACTGGTCCGGCGCCGGGGGTCAATCCCCT